CACCAGGACTCCTCGGAGTTAAATTATGTCAGAAGAAGTAACCTTAGCGGAAGTACCCGCGCCAGAACCGGTAGTCACGGCAGAATCGGTATCTGAAGTACAAGCGCCGGAAGTAGCTGAAGCAGCACCTAAGACTTTTTCACAAGAAGAGTTAGATGCAGCCATAGGCAAAAGACTAGCAAGAGAACAGCGTAAGTGGGAACGTGAGCGTGCTCAACCTGCAATGCCTGTTGCACCTGTTGTACCAGAGCAATTTGCCTCAACTGAAGAATACGCCGATGCACTAGCGTATCAAAAAGCTGAACAAATACTCTCGCAACGTGAGCAGCAAAAGCAGCAGTCAGAAGTGCTTGAGCAGTACCATGATCGTGAAGAGGAAGCACGGGCTAAGTATGTTGACTTTGAACAAGTCGCTTACAACCCGAATTTGCCCATCACGACATCGATGGCACAAGCAATTCAGTTTTCGGAGATTGGTCCAGAGTTGGCATACCACCTTGGGGCAAATCCGAAAGAAGCCGAACGCATTTCTAAATTACAACCTATTTTGCAGGCTAAAGAAATCGGTAAGCTTGAGGCTAAATTAGCCGCAGACCCTCCGGTTAAAAAGACATCCAATGCGCCCTCGCCAATTAGTCCTGTCACGGCAAGAAGCACTGGTTCTCCGAATTTTGATACAACTGACCCACGCTCAATAAAATCAATGAGCACATCAGAGTGGATTGAAGCGGAACGCCAGCGACAGATTAGAAAGCAAGAAGCGCGAAACCGCTAATTTACTTTTTTAGGAATTATCATGGCAAACTCGATTCTTACAATCGACATGATCACCCGCAAGTCGCTCGAAATTCTCGAGAACAACCTGGTGCTCAGTCGTAACGTCAACCGTCAATATGACGACTCTTTCGCTGTTGAAGGCGCAAAGATTGGCTCAACCCTCCGTATCCGTTTACCCGACCGCGCTCTGGTCACTGACGGTGCCGCCCTGCAAGTTCAGGACGACAACGAACAGTACACAACGCTGACCGTGGCTAACCAAAAGCATATCGGTGTTAACTTCACCTCTGCTGAATTGACCATGCAGTTAGATGACTTTGCAGAACGTGTTCTGAAGCCTCGCGTAAGCCAGTTGGCTTCAAGCGTTGATGCAGACGTGGCTTCTGTATTCAAGAACATCTACAACTCAGTCGGCACACCAGGCACAACGCCTGCAACTTCATTGGTTTTGCTCCAAGCTAACCAGAAGCTGAACGAGTTTGCAACACCTATGGATCAGCGTTACGCTACCGTCAACCCCGCTGCTAACGCAGGTCTGGTTGAAGGCTTGAAAGGTCTGTTTAACCCAACCGGCACCATCAGCCGTCAGTTTAAATCTGGCATGATGGGAGAAGGCATTTTGGGTCTGGACGAGATCAATATGTCGCAATCCATTGCTAGTTACACAACTGGCGTGACTCCAACTGCACCGATCGTCGCTACAACTGTGGCTGCTCAGGGTTCTACTTCCTTGTCAATCAGTTTCACAAGCGGCTCACCTACGTTTAACGTTGGTGACGTGTTCACAATCGCCGGTGTGTTTGCTGTTAACCCACAGACCCGTCAGTCAACTGGTTCGCTGCAACAGTTTGTTGTAACCTCGCCTGTTACTGTTTCGTCCGGCACAACTGCAACATTGTCAATCAGCCCAGCTATCTATACACCTGCAAACGCACTGGCAACTGTGGATTCATTCCCAGCTTCTAGCGCTGCTTTGACATTCCTTGGTGGTTCAGCCACAGCGTATCCACAAAACTTGATCTATCACAAAGATGCGATCACGTTGGCTACTGCTGACCTGTTGTTGCCACAAGGTGTTGATATGGCTTCACGTCAAGTGCATAACGGTATTTCGTTGCGTATCGTACGTCAGTACGACATCAACAACGACCGCTTGCCTTGCCGTATTGACGTATTGTACGGTTTCGGTGCCATTCGTCCGGTTACAGCCGTTCGACTCTGGGGCTAAACAAACGGGGGCGTATGCCCCTGTTTTTAATCTTTTTTAAGGAAATTTATCATGGCACTCCCAAATGGCGCAGGTGGTTATCAAGTCGGTGATGGCAACCTAAACGAAGTTGTTCTTAATACACAATCGGCTCCAATTGCAAAAACGGCTGCTGCAACATTGACAGCTGCTGAATTGGCAAACGGACTTATTACTTATAACGGCGCAGCTGTTAACTTGACAATGCCTCTTGGCACTGATCTTGATACGGCTTTCCCAAGCATGAAAGTCAACAGCTCGTTTGACTTTTTCATTATCAACATTGGTGGCACAAACGCTGCTACGGTTACGGCTAACACCGGCGTGACTTTAGTTGGTGTGGCGGCAGTTTCGGCTAACACGGCTTGTAACTGGCGTGTTCGCAAGACTGCTGATGCAACCTACGTTGCTTACCGTATCGCTG